CCCTTCCTTAAAGGTTTCCCCCCACCCCTTCCTTCCCTTCTCTTAAACCTTGTAACTTATTGATACTTAGTGGAGAGTGCAAAAGTGAACATTTTTCTGCACATTTCTGCACTTTTTATTGATTATTAACGAATTAAGTTTTATCTTTGTAGGGTAAATAATAAGATATAATGGAAAATATTTTAAAGTTTAATGGAGATCCTGTATTAATAAAAATGAGTAATAATAAACAACTTTCAGTTTGGTTTATACCGGATAAGAAAGATAATTTTTTAATAAATGTTATCTATTTTAGAACAGGTACTGGAACCATTAATTACGAAACTATTATCATTGAATCGGATTATAAAACAAGGGTGAATAGGTGTAAACAGGGTGGGTATTTAGAGATAAAAAATAAAGTATAAATCATGGAAGGTATACGAATTTATGGAACTATTCCGGTTAGGTTAAAAGAGGCTTTGGATAAAAAGCTTGAAGGGGGTGAATATAATATGTCTCAGGCATTATCCGTGGCTCTTCATCAGTGGTTATTTCCTTGGGAGAAAGTAAAGACTATAGATATTATTCCTAGCATTCCTGAGGTAGAGCAGAAAGACTTTAGGGGTATAATCCTTCCATCCAATGTGGATGAACTTAAGTCTAAGTCAGATCCTGAGATTCAGGAAGCATTTTCTCTCATGTCAGCAAGAAGGCTCAGACCCGATATCCGTTCAGGAGCCGGTGCTGTAGAAAGATTAAGAAAGGCCGGGATTAATCCTATGGATGTTCTCCACGCTTTAAGAGCCAGCCGGGCTGGACGTGATTATGACAAAACCCTTGAGAAATATTTTCCTTTACTTGAAAATAATTAAAGACTATGATACACGGAACTGCAGTTTTTTCTATGGCCGATTTAAATGGAGATAATAGTCATTTATATGCTAAGTATAGAAGAAATAAATTTGAAATTATAGATTGTGAATGTATAGAAGAGAACAAATCTGCTGGGGTTACAGAGGTGCTTTTAGTAACCGGACAATATGATTTAGTTAAAACCAAGAAATTGTTTGATTTTAAACACTCTGATATAAAATTATGGTAGATGCGTAAAATACTTCCAGATGATCTTCTTCAGGATCTTGACATAATTGTTGATATCTGCATAGGAAACGAAAGACCTGAAGACGTAGCCTATGGAGAGAGATCAACTCTTCCCGAAGCCTTAAACTACGTTCAGCTTTACCCAAAAAATATTAAGGCTGTCAGGGAAGCCCGGGGCAAACTTAAGAAAGTTATTACTTTACTTGAAGCTATGGACAGGAAGATCAGAATCATGGAAACCAAGATTGAGATTAAAGAATCCAAGAGGTTAAAATCTATCTAGTATAATAGCTTTATTTGTAAAAATATACAAATTTTTTACGTTTTTATTCTTATAAATTTGTATATTTGTACCTATGATCAATGAAGTTACACCCGGGAGCCCCGTGCTTATACCAGAATCTTTAGTTATATACCCAGATGGAGAGTTACGAAAAGGGCTCTACTACTACGTTATAACAGCTTTAGCAGATAAAGAAAGTATTCCTTCTCATATCCTTCAGGTCTATGCACCTAATAAGGAAAACTCTATAAGTTTTGAATGGTTGCCTATCGAGGGGGCCGAGGTCTACAGGATCTATCGTGGTACTACTTTAGGGCATTATGATGGGTATTTTGACCTATCACCAAACAGTTGTTATTTTTGTGACAATGGTATTGGCTTATTACAGGAGGATATATGCCAATGAAACTCATACCATTAACTCAAGGACAATCTGTTCAAGTCGATGATAAAAACTATGATTGGCTTAATACTTTTGTATGGTATGCTGTTAAGAGTAAACATACTTATTATGCAAAAACATATGTAGGTAATAGAAGATCTGTTTTTATGCACAGATTAATTATGGGTACCCCCGAAAATATGGAATGTGATCATCAGGATCACAACGGTTTAAATAATCTTGAGGAGAATTTAAGAAATTGTACCCATACACAAAACAATACCAATCGTACACCAAGTGGTAGAGTCCTTTATTTAGGAGTCGGATATAGCAGTAAGTATATTAGAGCTAGGATTACTGTAGATAAGAAATTAATTTATTTAGGCACCTTTAAAACAGAGGAAGATGCTGCTAGAGCTTATGATAGAGCCGCTATAAAATACTTTGGGGAATTTGCTAATCTTAACTTTAAAGAAGAATTTTATGGCAATTGATCCCGCTGTATCGCGTCAACGATATTTAAATTATTTACTCCAGCAATATAAAAAGGGGGTTCTTCAGGAGGACAAAATTCAAATCCTGATTAAGGAAGGACTTATTAAAACAGAATCAGTTGGAAGAAAGCCGGGTAGTTCAATAGATATTAAAATTGAGAAAAGGTGGTCTGAAATGATGGACCCCTTTAATGATTCAGGCAATTATCACATGATAAGGGCTAATATTACTAAAGCTGATTGGTTGCCGGATAGTTTATTAAAGCATACACAGGATTTTGTTAGTTGGATCAACAGCATAACTTATGGTTATTTTCCTAATAAATCCGGGTATAAGAAATTTGAATATTATAAAGTTCAGGCTTATAGGTGGTTACAGGAAGACGATAATATTACCTCTTACCATACGGATGATGCCAAGAGAGCTTATAAACAGCGCGAATACGACAGGTGTGATGAGAACAGTCTTTACTTTGTAAACAAATATGGAGAATTAAAAGAGGGGGATATTTCCTCAGGTTTGGTTAAGTATCGGGCTAGGGAACACCACGCTGTAGTTTGCTATCTGTTTGACTGTGGGTATAATGTGATAGGTGGTAAAGGCCGTCAGATCGGGTGGACCTCGATCATGGGTCTTCTGGCTTTAAAGAAGATGATCTTTCAGCCAAACTACTATATAAAATTTGTTACCGAAGATAAAGATACCGGTGAAGAAATATTTAACGATAAGATAAAATATCCATTTGGAGCCATCCCCCGGTGGATGATGCCTAAGGTAAAAAGTGATTCCGGAACTAGATTCTGGCTTTCGGATAAAGCAGCTAAAGGTGCTAAGGGTTATCCAAACAGTAGACTTGATGTAGTAGCTCCAAAAAAGACCGCTATCAACGGGGGATCTCCACAGCTGGCTCTTATAGATGAAATTGGAAACATAGGGATACTTGGAGCCATGCTTAATGAGGCCCGTCCTACGATGTTCTGGAATAATCCTAAGACTGGTGCTTATGAACTTAAGCGTCAGCTTATCATGTGGGGGACCGGAGGGGCAATGGATAAAGGTAAAGGTGAATATGAAAAAGAGTGGTACCGGATCTTAGGGCTTTGGGAATCCAAGCAATATGATAATGGTTTCGTTCCACTATTTTTCAGCTGGCACTGTCGTTTTGATAAGATTGAATATGAGAAGGAAAAAGCTTGGTACTATGGTGCCAGAGCTATGAAAGAGGATATAGATCTTGAGACTTCGAAGACTCAGTTTCATATGCATTATCCTTCAACTTTCAAGGATATGTTTCTTACCACCGCTAGTACTCTGGTTTCCAGAGAGATAATAGAGGGTGGTATAGATAGGTGCAGAGCTCTTCCCCCAAAACAGCAGCCGGTGTATGGTTATTTTGAGCCAATATTTGATGAGATGTATCCAATGCCACAGGAGAATGATCTCCCATATAAATTAATCGGAGCCAGATTTATTGCTTTAGATGATTCGGATGATTTAAAAAAAGCTTCAGTACGTATATTCAGAAAACCCGAAGACGGTTGGGAGAATAGATATTATCAGGGTACGGACCCGATAGCTGTGGAATCAGGTCATTCAAAATTTGCCAGTGCAATCTGGGACGAGTATGAAAAAACAATTCCGGCTATTTTAAATTTTAGAAAACAACATGACCATAAGTATTGTTTTCTTCAGAGTGTGCTTTTAGGGCTTTATTATAATACAGCTCCGGGAATAAATATGGGTATAAAAGAATTGGTTGAAGCCAACATTGGAACTAATTATACTGACTATAAAGAACTAAAAGGATTTTTCTCATCTTTGGTATTTACTTCTCAGCTTCCTCCAAAAGTAGCGGGGGGAACTAGGCTAATTGGAATTGATAATAAAGGAAGCAGGTCGGATGCTATTATAGATTACATGACAGAGCTGATCAGGACTTACCATGATCGTATGTACATCGATGATATATTTATTCAATTATCAACTTTTGTACAGGATAGGACTAAAGCCGGTAAGGAAACATGGAAGCCGATGAATGTCAGTATGCATTTTACAGACGTTTTATATGCAATAACTTACGCCTACATATGCAGACAATCTCATATGCATTTGTATCCGACTAGAAAGTTAGCTGTACCAAATAGGTTTGCTGTTAAGCACAGACTTGTCAGGCTTCCGGATTACACGGTGGTCAGGCAACCAGTAAAGGTTCCTATATACGAGACATATGCTGATGGAGAATTACCAGCATTACAGAATTTTGATAATTTAAGTAATCCATAATGAGAAGATATACCACAACAATAAAAGCTATTGATCCTTTTACAGGAGAGATGTGTACTTGGGGTGGTCCATTTATAATGGCTCCTTCGTGGGCATTAGCCCAGAGATGGTGTCAACAGAATGGATTGGGATATTGTTTAATTGATGGAGAACTCGTTGCAGAGATTCCAACTAAGAAAGGAACTACAAATATCCCGGATTGGGATAAGATGATTGATTATGATAAAATAGATCAGAACTAATGAACATTACAATATTTGATCCGCGGGGGATAAAAGCAGATGATTATAGGCATCGTTTCCCTGAGATTGAGCGGTGCCCACAGTTTGATAATCTTCCATCCCGGCAGCTAATTTTTATCTGGTGGTATGCAAATCAGTCGAGTCCACTGGTTTTAGATGAACACGATAATTATGAAAGGGTAAAAGAAGCTTTGGCTCGATCTGGATTCAATCCCGGGAAGAATGAAAAAGAAAGACTTCTATCTCTTCAGTTTGATTCGGCTACTGCTGTCGCTATTAAGCGTATGTCGGAATTTGACCCCGGAGCAAGATTTAAGAGTTACCTAATGGTTAAGAAGATCTTCGATCAGTATCAGACTATTCTTGATATGGGTCCAACAGCTTTTCAAGAGGTTACAACAAAAGGAGAAGGGGATAAAGCTACTACTACTACAGAGATAGATTACAAGAAATACGTAGACATTTCAGCTAAAATTACCGGCGAACTTTCTTCACTTCTTGCTAAACTTGAGGAAGGTTTTGCGGTAGTGAATATTTCAGGTGAGGATGTTAAGGAGGACGAATCAACAGCACTTAGGGATTGGCAAATGAAAAAAGACCAATAAATTGATTACCAATAATATATAGCCATGCAATTTTTATTATCAAGCCAGCAAACGAAGCCCAACAGAATAGAGACACTCGAACAAAATAAAGGTATAGATTATCACATTAAGTATGCCCGGTGGGTAGTCGGATCAGGATCTAATCATCTTCAGATGGATTACCTTCGAAGGTATGAGATAAACCGTGATTTCTATATGAACCGTCAATGGGTCATGGAGGAGGACCTTGAGGCTTTCTTTAAGGATGAGAATAACAACGATAGGAATCGTCTTCAGGTAACGAGGAATTATATTCAGCCTATGGTTGAACAATATCGGGGAAACGCGGAGAGGATGACTTTTGATATGAAGGTGACTAATCTTTCTCCCATGGCTAAGAGCCGAAGAGAGAGGAATCTTGCCAAGCTTATAATGTATAATTTCGTAGGAAAGAAACTCCCGGGCTTTCAGGATTATATACAGGATAATAACTTTCCTACCGGCGGTGATCAAGCCGAGATAGAGAGTAAGTTTAATAACCTTTACTCGGATACTCTGGTAATAAGTGCAAACAAACTTTTAAGATATTCCAAGAATATAAATAAACTTGAAAACCTCAAGATGCCTTTTGCTCTTGATGTATCTTTAGCGGGGATATGTATTGCACAGCCTTATCCATATGCAGGAGAATGGATGATTGAGCGGATACTTCCGGATCAGTTTGGGTGGGATCGTACAGCCAAGACCCCAGATTTATCTGATGCCTCATTTTTCTTTAAGTATAAAGATGCAGAAGTCTCTACAGTTTTTGAGCGATATCAGAATATATCCCCCGACTTAAGAAAGAGCATAGAGAACTTTGCCTCAAGAATTACGGGATCGAGTTTTGCTACTAATAATATTTTCACAACTGCCGGGAAGATCCCTGTTTATACAGCTTATTGGAAGGATCTTACAGTAGATTATTTTGGGTATGTTGTAGATGAGTATGGCCAGAGAATCCTTCACAGGATAAATTATGTAGAAGAAAATGAAACTAAACCTCAGTATACCGAGAAAGATTTGGTGCCTTATAATAATTTAACTGAGTATCAGAAAAGGGTACTAAAAGGCAATAACATTGCAGAATTGTACGTGGACCTTTGGAGATATTGTGATTTTGTACCAAAAGAAATCTTAGGTGTGGTTCAGGTTCCTACTACAAAAGATGTGGCTTTAGAGTGGGGTATAGTTCCCTATCAGGAGCCCGATCTTTATAAGCCGACTAACATGGCTCCTCCATTTAAGGTGGGTACATGGTCTTATCTTGATGGCGTAACACTTTCTCCCGTAGATGTGGTAATAAATCCACAGCGAATGATTAACCGGTTTCTCTCAGTTATGGAGAACCAGATTAATAATTCCGGCGGTGCTGGTGTGGTATATGATAAAGATTTACTTGGGACTACTACTGAAGATGAGGCTATTTCCAAAATTAATAAAGGAGAGCCTATAGGAATTAATGCTAAAGGTCGGGGAGTGCAGAATGTCATGGGGCGTTATGATTCTACTCCAAAAGAATCCGTGGTGGCATTCTCCAATCTTATAGATAGTTTTAAATTAGCTATTGAGGAAGTTACCGGGGTTAACCAAGCGGTTAAAGGCGATACAGGGAATCCGGATCAGCTTGTAGGGGTAATGCAGCTTATGATTCAGCGCGGATCTCTCATACAGGAGCCATTTTATACGGCTTTGACGGATTGTTTCAGGGGATGTTATCAGAGTGTAATATCCTCTGGGAGAAGGTATTATGCAGATAATGATGTCGAGTTAGTGGATGCAGTAGGTGAAGACGCAGCCATTATAATTAAACTTTCGAAAGATACAAATACAGAAAGCCTAAGGCTTACTCTTACCAGATCAATCGATTCTGCAAATGAACGGTTAACTACCGATGCTACAATTATGTCATATTTACAATTTGCTTTACTGGATCAAGAAACGGCAAGTACCTTATTGGGGAGAGCTACAAACGAAGAACTTTTATACGCTATGAGAGAATATCAGAAGCGTTTAGCCAATCAGAAACGTATGGCGGCACAGGTTCAGCAACAACAGCAACAGCAACAGCAACAGGTAAACGACACAGCCGGTAATGTAGTGTATCAGCAGGATGTTGCAAAACAGACCCAAGATCAATTGAATAAGAATGCAGACAGGCAAGTAAAAATTATGGGTGGTATGAACAAGAAAAAATAAATATTTTGAAAAATATTAGTGTATTTTTTACACTTCTTTAAATATTAATGCCTATCTTTGTAGTTACGTTGAAGTAATTGTAAAAATAATATCAAAAATTAGATTAAAAACGTAAATTAATTTATTATGTCAAAAGAAACAAACACAGAAAGTGCACTTGCAGGATTAGAAGGACTTGTTAGTCCTGAAAAGATTGCTACTCTTCGAACATCAACAGTGACTCCGGCTGCTGTAACAGTTCCGGCTAATACAGCAGTTCCTGCAGCTTCGGTTGTACAACCAGCACAGGTTGTTACTCCAGCAACAGCTCCTACAATTAATCCTATTGTAGTAAATACTCCATTAGGTACTCAGACATACGGTGGAACTCCTGCAACGGATATCCCAATGAATACTTTTCAGGATGTTCAGAAATTTGCTAAGGATTTTGCAGGGATAGAACTTAAAGAGGTAAAAGACTTTGTTCCACTCTTTGCTCAGGTTAAAACTCTTCAGGAACAGGCGGCTCAGGCAGCCGAACTCCAGAAGGTGGTAGATAACTATAAGAGTAATCTCGAAGCTCTTCCACCCGAGGTAGTAACGATACTCGATGCAGCCATCTCTAATACAGACTACAGGGCTGTCATTAATAATTTTCAGAAAAAATCGGCATTAGATTATACCAAACCCTTCTCTTCTCAGGATCAGATAGCTTTGGCTAATTTATATACCGGAAAACAACATACAAAAGAAACCTTCGAAGCATTGGACGAATCTTCGCGCAATGTTTTGCTTGATGGTGTCAGAATGAAATTTGATGCTGATCAGAAAGAAGTTTTGAATTTTGAAAACAATAATAAGATAGCTATCCAGCAGAAGCAGAAAGCTTTTTCAGACTCGATAGATACCTCGATCTCTAAGTTTATTGCCAGCAATCCCAAAGTGGATAAGGCTGCAATCGCAGAGATTAAAAAGGCTATGCAGTTCGGCCTATCCGATAGTTTGTTTACAAAAGAAAAAACCTATGCTCCTGATGCAGCTGAGAAGATCGCTATGATGCTTTATGGCAAACAGACTATTGCTGCCCAAGCGGAAACAATTGGGGATATAGTAAAGAAGATGACTGGTGCCGGTGTTACTCAAGAAGTTGAGAGGATACTGAATCGAAGTGATAAACCCCAGACGCAGTCCGGGGCACCAACAACTAATGTAATTGCGCAAATGGTAAAAGAGGCTACCAGTTGGCTGCCTCAAAAACAAAAGTAAATTTATTTTTTAATCTAATTTTTTGATATTATGACTGATCAATTTAATACCCAACAGGGGTATATAGCTCAACCTTCAACTGTTAACCCAACCGTAGTTCAGAGTCCCGCATCTTGGGATTTGAATGCTATCGGATCTGAGGCGGTTTCTGAACTCTCTCATTCCAGTACTACCTCTTTAATACAGAGGGATATTGCTGCGGTTATCTTCGATGCTGTACCAGCAAAGTATAAAATCTTCCGTTTGCTTTTTGACAAACCTGTAGAATATACAAAGGGAGATGTGTTCACCTATATGGAGAAGACCTTTGGACGTACCGCACTTAAAGCTACTGCTATCACAGCTACCGGGGCTACTGTTGACCTTTCGGTTACAGCCGGTACTGAGGCTTATGTAACGATAAATAAAATCGTTGTGTATCCTGACAATACAAAAGCTATTGTTTATGGAACTTCTTCGGGACACGTTCTGTTGAAACCACTGGTCGCTACCGGTGTTTCTACCTCACTTCCTGCTGTTGCAGTTAATGATTATTTCTCTATTCAGGGATCTCTCATAGCTGACGGTCAGAACTTCATGGTTCATTATGACAGGATGGCTAAGATCGAGCGTTACAATTACGTTCAGATGATGCAGCGTGACAAGAGATGGACCCGTAGGGAGATTACAAAATTCCAGAACCTCGGAACAACTGACTATTTTAATAAAGACAAACAGGAACAACTTCAGCTCTTACTGCAGGATATGTTCTGTTCATTCTGGAATGGTCAGCGCGGTGAAGCCGGTGTTACTCCTCTCAATGGTAGTGGTGGTGATTATCGTGCATTAACAATGGGTGGAATCTATCCACTTATGGTTGCTGCTTCCTGCGCTACATCTTCGGGAGTTACCTCAAGTACTTTAAAAGAAGTTTTCGAAGCTCTTTGCTTCCAGACAGACTACAAATCAGAGGGTGGAGTAAGATTTATCTTTGCACAGAATGCTCTTCTTTATGAGCTTTCAAAATGCTTTAAAGAAATCGGCCTTCGTTATGCACCCAATGATAAGATAGCTGATCTGAATCTTATGGAGTATCATATTGGTGATATGAGATTCGTTCCTGTAGCAACAGAACTTTTCAAGGAAATCTCTATGTTCCCGGCTACTTGGAAGAGCAGAATTTTTGTTCTTGATCTTGACACCATTCAACCGGTTTGTATGCAGGGCTATGCCCCTATCGAACAGGGTCAGACCAATCCTAAAGGGGTTAATGGTTCAATCAATGACTATACTGAGTGGTGGGTTCAAGGTATGTTATCGATCAAGTTCAACAATCCGTTAAGTAGCTTTTACATAGACACTACCGGTATTGTAGCTTAAGTAATACTTTAGATTCAGGGGAATAATAACCCCTGAATCTATTTTTAATTTTAGTTATGCAATTAATAGAATTAACCCAAGGTAAATTTGCCCAAGTTGACGATCATTGGTTTGAAGAACTAGGTCAGTATAATTGGTTTGCTCAGTATGATGATAAGAATGGTAATTTTTACGCTTGTAGGAGTATGCCGATTGGTAATGGAAAATTTAAAGTAGTTAGGATGCACAGACAGATAATGAACACCCCAGATGATCAAGAAGTAGATCACAGAGATCACAACGGTTTAAACAATCTTGAGGAGAATATGAGAAATTGCACTCATAGACAGAATATGAGTAATTATCCGGCCTTTGGAAAATCAAAGTATCTTGGAGTAAGTTTCTTATCTAGTGGTAAAATTAGGGCAAGAATTAAAGTTAACGGGAAGAGTATGTTTATAGGTTATTTTCCCACCGAAGAGAAAGCCGCTATAGCTTATGACGAGAAAGCGAAAGAACATCATGGCGAATTTGCCAATTTAAATTTCAAATATTAATTAAAATTATTTATTATGCCAACAAATGCAGGATCTGCCAAACCTAAAAATGAAAAAAATAAAGTAAGTGCAGCAGATATCAAAGCAAAAAGAGAACTTCTTGAAAAAGAGGATGAAATTGAAGCCCTTAAAAAAGAATTAGAATTTACAAGACAGAGTATATCTGCCGTAGCTAATGAAACCGAACTACCCATCAGAACTGTTACTCAGGCCCCTCAGTCAAATGAAATTGCTGAATTAAGGGCCCAGTTACAGTTAGTTGCTTCACAGGTACGTACAGGTGCAACTGGTGATAAACTAAAATTTCGTTTACCCACTTCAGCCGATTTGGTACCCGCTAAAGATGCTATTACATTTACAGCACGACACGTATTTTATGTTGTAGGATCTTATATGGATAGTGATGGTATTGAACAACTACCTCCGTTTAAGCTTATCACATTTTTGTATGCTGCCAGTGATATTCGTAAGGAGGGGCGGGAAGAAGAGATTAAAAACTTCAGCCAGTATACTACACGCCTTCGTCCGGAAATTGAATTTCTTCGTAACAGTCCTTATTATGGTATTCAGTTTGGCGAGAATACTAATGAGGTAATGAGAGAGGATTCTAAGGAGATTGCATTTAAAACCTCTGCGGCTACGGCTTTATCAGTTGCAACACCAGAGGATATTTATGCTAAGGCCGAACAACTCAAGATCCCTAATTATAGAACTAAATCTGCTTCTGAACTTCGTGGACCTATTATCAGTGTAATGGTAGATGAGTATAAGAAGCAGGAAGCAGATCTTCAGCGGGAGATTATTAATCGAAATATGGTACGGCAGGAACAAACTGCTGATCAAGAATAATATTTTGCCATGATTGTAGCCGGAGATATTTTCAACGATGTATTAGCCTTTCTCGATGATGATGGTTCGGGGAGGTATTCGGAAACCAAGGATTTGGTTCCGGCTATAAACAAGGCAATAGGAAATATTGTTGTTATTTTTAATGCTGCTTTTGAGCAGAAGAAGATTTCTCCAGAGTCTCTGAGGGAGTTAGTTTATTCAGTAGTATTACCCACTACTGGAAATGCTACAACTAAGACAATAGATGTTACAACGTTAACAGCTAATTTGTGGAGTATTTTCGGAATAGACCCTGACCCCATTACAACAGGTACTGCTCCTAATGAGGTACTGAGTGATACGCGTAATAGATGGGCTACTCGTGCCACGCTTGAGTCATGGGAGGATTCGCAAAGTGATCCTTTTAGTGCAGGAACAGCAATTGCTATTCCTGCGGAGTTTGCCAGACCTTCTTATATAGGTCCGGGGCATTATCATGGAGGAACTACAATGGAGGTCTTAGTACGTCCGGCATCTATATTTGTGAATGATAAAGTAGCTGTGTGGTATTTGAAAAATCCTTCTCTTGTTGCTACTGGTGCCTCTGTAATAGAATTTCCTCAAAGTTTACGTAACTTATTGGTAGATTATACGTTAAACTGTTTATCTATTCAACATGAAGGATCGGGGGGATATAAAAGTGCTTCTGATACTAAGTATGGTGCAATAACAGATGCTTCAATTAAACAACTTGTTAGCCTAATGTTATCATGAGCGACTACAGACCCACAACCCGAATGGTTATATATGATCTGCTTAACGATTTCAAACAGATCTACGATGATGCTCAAATTACACCCTTTAAAATTTTTTATTGGGTATCTATTTTTGCTGATAGGCTTCGTGCCCAGCATATAGAGAAAAGAGATAGTGGGGCTTTTACAGTTAGATTTGATAATATTCCGGTACTTGTGGATAGCATTACAGGGCGTAACTATTTTGAACTTCCTGCAGCTATCTATGATTTTGATAAAGATGGGGCTATCGATTATGTTTCTTATCCCCCCGATATGGATCTTAGCATACCTATGTGGGGTAGTGTAGTCTTTACAAGGACTTCGGTAGCCAATGCAATGAGGCTTTATTTTCGTGATGAAGAAAGACCGGCTCCGAATAATCCATATTACTATCGCCAGAATAAATATATTTATTTACTTGGAGTAGAGGAAATAAACTTGACTAAGATTGAGGTGGGACTTAAGACATCCTTAGCTGTAGCAGACCCAAATACAGATATAGATTTGCCATTTGACTTTCCTTCGGAACTACTTCCAGTACTTAAAAGGCAGCTATTAGATATCGGACGTTTTGTGATGCAGCTTCCATCAGACTTAATTAATGATGGTGCAGGATTTGATAATAAGAATTTCCCCCAACAGAAAATTTCTAGTGTGAATGACCCTAACGAACAACAACAATGAAAATAGCCGGAGTGTATATGATCCAATCTATTAGTAAACCTGAAAGGATTTATGTGGGGAGTTCTATGGGAGTAATAGGTAGAAAGTGGCAGCATTTTGATGATTTAAAAAAGAATAGGCACCATTCTTTACAGCTTCAAAATCACTATAATAAGTATGGTAAAGATGATTTAGAATTTTCTATGTTAGAATCTGGAGAGTATTTTAATAATACTCATTTGCTTGCAAGGGAACAGGGTTGGTTTATGCCCTATTCATTTAATGGTGCTGAGAAGCCATACTTTAATATAGTTCCAGTAGCTGGTAGTTGTTTAGGGGTAGAAAAATCGGAGGAAACCCGTAGAAAACTAAAAGAGAATAGTGGTAGGAGAGGCAAACCGGCATGGAATAGTGGGAGAGTGGGGGTATATTCTGAAGAAACGCTTAACAGTATGAGAGAGGCTGCTAAAGATAGAACATTTTCTGATATAACTCGTCAGAGAATATCAGACTCTCATATTAATGTATCTTTATCAGAAGATCATGTTAAACAGATAGTATTAGGTCTTACAGGAAAACCTAAGTCTGTGGAACATGTAAAAAATAATGTAGAAGCACATAAAAAACCTATTCTCCAGTATGATTTAAATATGAATTTTATAAAGGAATGGGATTTTACATCAACAGCATCAAGAGAGTTATGCATTAATTTTAGTGCTATATCAAAATGTTTAACGGGTGTAAGCAATAGTTCTGGTGGCTTTATTTGGAAATATAAATTCAATAAAAAGATAGCATAATGGATTTGAATCCTAATGATTTTATGACTATTAACGAAGTCTTGAGTAATGTTATGATGATTTTAAATGATGAGGATAACGGAAAATTGTCGCCCGGATATTATGTTGCACAAGTACATGATGCAATGGATGAATTATCCATTGACGTTGACTTTATTCCTCGGACATCTGATGTTAAGATACCTGCTGATTTGATGATTGATATGCCTGTTGGATGTTTTAATCTCAAAGATATTAATATTTACAAAGGTACTCCGGATAAAGTTGGATATGTGGAGACAGTTTATTGGAGGAAAAATGTACAAACCCGTGGAAAAGGAACCGGCGTAACAGCTAGTACTAACAGCTTTTCCACTTCAGATCCTTTCTTCAGATGTAATGTTTGGGAGAATCAATTATATTATTTCTCGGTTCAGAACGGAATAATTAGACTTTCAGATGCTTGTGCAAATTTTGATTATGTCAGACTTACTTACTCAGGTATACCAAGCCAGACATTAGACTTTGCTCAGATGATACCGAGAGTAGTAAGAAAAGCATTAGTAGACTGGGTAACAGTACGCTGTGCTCAGTCTTTGAAATCAAGAGATAATCGATATAGGATTATTGAGCTTGATGCTCAGAGAAGCTTGGATGAATACGGAATGAATGGCAGTTGGCATGAGGCGAAGCAGAGACTTCTTAAACTTGATAAGAAAAAATTGAGGGACATAATCCTCTATAATAGTAAAATGAATTATTAACTAATTAATACACAGCATAGTGGAACCACTTGATAAACTTTCGGCACAGGGCGGCAATGATTTATTTGCGGCAGGGACGTATAAATTTTTCGATACCGATGTAGATACTATTACTCTTTCTGGCTCTACCGGAACGGCTACTATTACTTGTCATGGATTAGCAAAAGTAGCTACTTATGCTACCAGTACAACTGTTACTGCAGCTAACTTTGTATCAACTAATTATGATGCTTATGCAGCAATTGGGGTTATTGTAAGTAACAGTGGGGCTACAATAGTATTCACTTCTACAGGACTTACCCGGAATGGTATAACCTCAATAGTTAATCTTACCACAGATTTAGCTGGAACGATTGTAAGAACAAAAACCGGTGGGATTGATACTGCTACTTTTACTTTGTCAGCTACGGGAACCAATAAAGGTATGGTTACAGTAAACGGTTTATCAAAATCTTTTGCTTGGGATACAAACGTAGGAACAACCTCGGCTGCTTTCGTGGCTGCTAATGCTGCAGCTTATTTGGCAATAGGAATCGTTTTAACAGGTTCTGTGACACTTATATTTACAGCTGCTGTTGGAGTACCTATAACTGAAGCAACTATTACTACGCTTTCTGGGGATACTACAGCAACGATTGTAAGAACAAGTACCAAACTTCCTCATCCGGTTTCTTCATTTAATGTAATTACAGACGCAGTAATTACTTCATATAAGTATCTTGCCAGAGGAACCGGAAGCGGTATTTATAAAATAAATCCTATGGTGAAGCCGGGATATAAGAAATTTCTTGGTACTACAATAGTTGTAAATAATCCTGTACAGGTATTTGAGTGGCCCGTAGTTGAAATAGTAATAGCATCCGGAACAATGAATTTGAATTATACAAAGTGATAATTTCTGGGATTTATATGATTCAATCTACTACTAAACTCGAGCGGGTTTATGTTGGTAGTGCTATTAAACTTAGTAGACGATTGAAAGAATATATATATTTGTTAAATAAGAATAGACATACTTCTATTAAACTCCAGAATCATTTTAATAAATATGGTGAAGAAGATTTAGTATTTATTATATTAGAGAGGTGTGAAAAAGAGAATTTAATTCAGAGAGAACAATACTATATCGATGTTCTTGATCCTTGGTTTAATGTAAGCCCTGTTGCTGGCAGTACTTTGGGATTAAAGGTTTCTGAAGAGGGTAGACAAAATAATAGAAAAGCAAAATTAGGTTTAAAACATTCTCAAGAGCATAATAATAATAAAATAGCTATGGCTCAAATAGGAGAAAATAATTCTTTTTTTAATAAACATCATTCAGAGGAATCAAATGAAAAAAGAAGAGAGTGGAATAGATTACATCCTATAACAAAAGAAACTAGAGAAAAACAACGGCTATCTTTATTGAAGTATTATGAGCAAAGAAAATCAGCATAAAAGTATAAAGTTATGTTAATCAGTTCACTTGCAAGGTTAAGTCCTTTAGGGGATAGTCAAAGTCGTAACTGGACTCCACAATCTTTAGTTGTGGAGGACGTAGCACCGACTCATGTTGTAATTACATTCCCTTCTGCAAAAACAGTTAGTGCGAGTGATTTTACAATTGCAGGGTTTACGGTTCTTAGTGGTTCATGGTCAGGAGTGGTTTATACATTGGTTTTAAGTGTTGCAGTTGTTTATGGAAATACTTTGAATGTAGTTTATAAAGGCAAGTCTTATCCTGTGACAAATAATGTTATAACAACGTCAGAATATCTAACCGTCAAGGCGGCAATGACAACTCCTCCGTCTGCTGCTGATCAGGTTATTCAGAATAAATGGGTATATGATCTAAAACAAGCAGGTGTTTGGAATAAAGCTATTTTATTGGATAATTTTGCCTGTCCTGATAGTCAATCGAGTTTAATAAATTGGAAAAGTCCCGGAACATTTACTCCCTCACTATATAATACACCTGCTTTTAATCCATACAAAGGATTTAAGGGCAATAGCATAATTAAGAGTAATATACTAACAAACTTTGTTTCTTCGGTAAATGGAGCGGGAATTTTAGGACAAGATAATATGACTATTATTACAGGAATAAGTACTGACATAATAGAGAATTTCGATGATCTTTCTGAGGGAGATAAAATATTTATATCAAATTTAGTTGAAACATTATCCTGCATGTTGAATGGAGGACTGCAATTGACTTTATCTATTATAAGCAATAGGTATTTTTCATTATCAAGAGAAGTGGCAGGAACGCTTGAAATTAATAAGAATTTGGTAAGTTTAAGTTTTGCAAAAAACTCCACAGGTCTTTCAAGTACTAATATAAGAGTTTGTGGCTCATGGAATAATGAGGCTAATAACAAAATAATGCCATTCTCTTTAATTTTTACATATTTAACTCCTACTGAAAGACAATTAGTTATAGAAGCGTGTGATAATTATCTTTTTAACTACAATAACCATATAAGAAGATTTCAAATAGGAGTTAAATTAAATACTGTTCTTGAGGGACATTCATTTATAACATCAGGATCATATATTGAGGATGCTTTGATTGGAAAGACTAATGTAGTGAATAATTTTGCAGCATCTGTATCTGGTTCTACTGTTGCTGATATTGTAAGTCGTGGGAGTGCAGTAGACACCCATTTAATAGCAGAAACATCAACCTATAAGAATTGGCTTGTATTATGGATAGGTGTTAATGATATAGGAGAGACTGCGGGACAAGGAACAATAACTTATAATGCACTAAAACCCTATCTTCAAGCCAGAAGTGCCGCTGGATGGAAAGTTGCTATTTTTACAATGACTCCAGCAACAGCAGGAGGTGATGGCGCTCAGTTTGAGATTGAGCGAGGAATATTTAATGGGTTATTAAGAACCGATGCGTCTTTAATTTCAAATGTTTACATATTGGATACCGATACTCTTTTGGATTTGAATGACTCTACCGACACTCTTTATTATGTGGACTTAATGCACTTAACTGCTTTAGGGGCAAAATTAGCGGGTACATTGTTTGCAGATAAGATTAATATATTATATCCAGACACCAGAATTCCGGCTATTATCCCCGCACAGAATATAATTACATATTCTGAAGAAATGGATAATATAGTATATAATAAGGTGAATATTACAGTAGATACTAATTTGGAATATGACTTAGATGGTAGTCAGACATTAGATCGTATTACAACATCGAATGTTGGTCATGGATTATACGACACCATAACAGTTACTCCAAGTACGGTATATAGGTTGTCATTCGATGTCAAGAGAGGAACAATGACTGATTTGAAATGGTGTATAAGGGATCAGGTTCATACAACTGACATACTACCAACTACAAGTTTTTATTCAAAAACATCAGGAAAGGTTGTTCGTAGGCTTTCTCTTGAGTTTTCAACATTAACTAATAGCACATCTATAAGGGTTTATATTTTGAGGGATTCAGGCGTAACAGGAACGGTTTTTATTGGAAGAGTTCAAGTTGAAAAAAACGGGTCTGCTTATGCAAAAACGACCAATACTAATATTCCTTAGTCGCTACGGTATTCGCTGGCACTACAGTAAAATTAACGAGCAAAATAATATCAACGAAAAAAGCAAGAAAGTAACAATCGGAAAACATACTCTGAAATGGGGGAAGAAATAAAGAAATCGGGCATTAAGGTATTCTTAGATGGATTAAAAACCTACTGGGGGTATGCTGCTACTTTATTTGCCATTGGTGCTGTTATATATGCTCAAGGAGTAAAGGGGGGAAATGCGGATATTAATTCTAAGGTAGATAAGCTTGTTATAAGCGATTCTCTTCATGGGAATAAGCAGGATACAATATTGAAAAGGTTATATTATGTGAAGATGGATCAGAAAGGTATACGAGGAGATATGACTAAGGTAACAAATGTTGTGAAGACTCTATCTGTCGATGTTGTTACTCATATTAGTAAAGATCCTACTGTTACCAAACAGGATATTGTAGATATAATGGGTGGTCTTCAGTTTGAAATAAGTCAGCCGGTAGAAAAGTCAAAGAACCCGGATTTTAAAATAATTGTTAAACGAGTAATTAAATAATCAACATAATATGAAAAAAAGTTCAACGCGTTACGATAATGTACCGATTAGTCAGAAGACTAGAGAGGGTATGGTTTTAAACAGTAATGATCTTCAGGCAATAGGAAGATTGTTATCGCTTCAGGACAATGTATACGATGAGGAGTTTGAAAAAATGTTCAAGCTTCTTACCAGCATTGAGGCCAGACTTGCTGAGATTGAGAATACTCAGGCCGAGCACGAGAAAAGAATTAAGATTCTTGAGGAGCGTGAGGTTAGGATTAAGTGTCTTGAAACACAGATGGAAAAATTAATTGCTTAACAATATGAAAAAATTACTTGAGTATCTAAAGATTGGATTAGCAGCAGTAGTTAAGTTTACTGCCTTTCCATATAACGCTCAGATCATAGTTGCGGTTGTAGGGGGATTTAAACTATTTGCCGGGCATATATTTTTTGGTCTGGTGTTGGTTTTGTATGCCGGGATTTCGGCTGTTAGAGAGTATCAACTTAGGAAATTATGAACGCCGGGTTTTTACAAGGAGCTGATGGTAATCAGTCTAACAGTAGATTGATTGCTGATATAGTAATAGTTGCTGCTTTAGCTATGTCTGAGCAGGTTATATTGCTTAGGGGGGATACTTCTATTATAGTGACAGCAGCAGCGGCTGGTAGCACATTTTTAACTATAGCCGGTTCTGCTATGTTATTTCTATTTGTTCAGAAAAAAGAAGAAGGTAAGCAGGTAAAGGAAGATCTTGAAATAAAGAAGGATGAGACTATTGCAACGATTGCTGCAAATAATAATGAAATTAAACCATGAGAAAGTTATTAATAATTGCTGTTTTATTGTGGGGGAGTCTGGCATATGGGCAGCTAAACAATAGTATTAAACAATGATTTAATAAAACACTATAACAATGGTTTTTTAATAGATTAATCAATAATATTTTATATCTTTATAAATTAAAACAGCATAATAATGAAATATCAAGATCCTAATTTTTCGCCTAAGATGGTCCAGAGGTTGACCTTATATGCGAATATAATCACGCTTACCGGGAGTTCCGGTACAGCGGATATCACAATTAATGGGACCAAGAACACGACTGGTCTTACAGTTTCAAGTACTCTTGCTGCAGCCGCTTTGGCTTGGGTTCTTGCGAATCATACCTTTTATAAATTAAGGGGTTTTTTAGTATCAGCGGCTTCTGGGGTTATTACAGTTAATCCGGCACACGGTTGGGATACTACCAATAGAATAAACACTACAATAGCAAACCTTACCGGGGATCTTTCAGGTACTTATACAGGTACTCTTACTTTAGATGGATCTAAAGCAAAGATCTGGGAAGTTATTCTTACCACGGCTAGTGTTACTATTGCTGCACCAGTTGGGATGAAAGACGGTGATCAAATTAAAATTGGGTTGATATCAACTACTTCAACTAGTGTTACCACAGATATTTCGGTGTATATTAATGATACAAGTATAGTTACGTTTGACGTTAGTACTTCTCCAATATTAATCGATTCATTATATGTTGCTGGTGCGATTTCTATGTCCGGACGTACACTTGTTCAAGCCGCAGGGAAATTGATGTGTCAGTATGCTGGTAGTCTTATGACAAGTAATGTGGGTCAGATTTTTTATGATCTTGGAGATGCAACAGGAATACCAATAACAAATGAAGACGGTGTACAAATACAAACTTCAGAAAATGTTTATATATATTAATTTAACATAATAACGTCATGTCAAAAAAGTTTTCTTCGGATTTTAGCAGCAACGGTATCGTAGCTCAAACAGATAAACTCCTCATCCAAAAGGCTGCGGATTCTACTGTAAATTATGTATTAGTATCAGATTTATTTGATTTACCAGTAACTGCTCCCGGGGTGGGGTTTGATGTTGCTGGTGGTGTTAAATATGTTCCCTATGGTAAAAGAGGTTCTTCAGGAATGTTTGTGGAAGAAATATATGTGGATTTAAAAACCGCAACTGTATCTTCTTCAACTACAGATTTGGATATTATTGGAGAAGGTGCTGGTGGTAGTGCTGTTATTGGACAAATAACAGCTGCTCTTAATGGTGCTGTTGTAGCAATAACAATGACTTGCTTAGAGGTACCTACAACCGGGGTTGCTGATATTGATTTATATCAGGCTTCTGTAACCACGGGTGTATTTGATGGTGCTATATCTGGTTTAGCAAATTATGCGGCATTGCTTACGTCTGGTGGAGCATGGACCCTTGGTCAGACTAAGGTTGCAACCGGTTTACCTACTGCTAACTACTATTTATACTTAACCGGTGGTGCTGCTGGTACAGCTGGTGCATATGCTGCAGGTAAGTTTTTGATAAAGATTTATGGGGTATAGTTTTTAATTCTTTTTTATTAATAATTTAATACAGTATAACCAAATGAAGTATTTTGATTTAGCTAATTTTCCTGCAAGAGCCACCTGTCAGGTGACTGTTTATGGAAGTGTTTTAACCATCTCCGGTGGAAGCGGTACTATTGATATTTATGTCAATGGCATTAAAAACAAGACTATTTTAACCTATACAAACAGCCTTACAACTGACTGTGCTACATGGGTTACTAATAATTATGCTTATTATCTTGCCGCCGGCTATAAGGTAAGTTCTGCCGCTGCTGTTATTACAGTAGTTCCTGCATGGGGCTGGGATACAGTCAACAGAATCAATGTTACTGCTCCTACTATTGATACTCTTTCGGGTGCTCTTACAGGAGTATTTGAGCCTGATCTTGCTAAAGCTAAAACATGGCAGGTAAAATTTGATCAGCATATTGCTGTTAAAAGACCAAAGAATATGCGTGAAGGTGATAGGATTCGTCTTGAATTTTTACCATCTGGGGCCTATACAACCACTTTCCCAACTGATTCTACGGCTTATTATTTTCCGGGTGGAACAGAAAACGTACAAACTTCTACAGCTCTTGATACCGTAACGGGTACTTGTAATATCTGGATGTTTCCGAGAGAAGATAGGATCACTCTTAGTGGATCTAGTGGAACGGCTAATATTACAGCTGGTGGTACAACAGTTAATGGTGTAACAGATAGTGCTGTTGGACCCCTTACAAAACTCGCCACATGGAATAGTACTCTTACTCAAACAGCGGCAGATTTTGTAACGGCTTGGGCTGCCGCATATCTTGCAATAGGTCTCGTTGTTACTGCAGCTTCTGGTGTTCTTACTTTTAAAGCAAGTGATACTACTAGTGCAAAAGCTAAGGGAGCTTTCTTTCCACAAGCTAAGATAGCAAATGTAACTACTAATTTGGCCGGAACAGTTGTAACAGCAGATGCCGGTAGAATTATAGTGGATGCTGCTTCTCAAAATCATATTCAGTAATGGCTTTAAAGAATCATCCTATAGTAAGTATTGTAATTGAGAAGATACTCCAAGATACTGGTGTAGCTGGAAGACCGTTTTATAGTAAAGTATCGGAGACAAAAAGTATCAGGTTTTTTGGGGTGTTGGTTAAAAAGATAACTACTTTAGGAAATTTTCCGGAGCACGAAAGTAAAAAGTAAATTTAACTTAAATTAAAGAGATCCCAGTATCCATTAATTTAATGATGTGAGCTGGGATC